CGCAGGGCTATCTCTTCCGCGTCGACGGCGATCTGGCAATCAAGCGGCTCAATGAGCGTTTCGCCGATGCGCTCGAGGTGGGCTTCATCGGATACCTGCGCTGCGGTGGCGTCGCCACCGACGCCGGCACTCATCCGGTCGTCGTGCTGCAGCAAGCCGCCTCGTAATAACTGGCGCAACTCTCACCCGGTGGGGCAGCGGACACTGCCCCTTTATATTTCCATGCTCATCGAGATCATTCGGCCGCACATCGAGCCAGGTGTGCGGGTCTACAGGCCAGGCGACCAGGTGGAGCTCGCCGACGAGCGGGCTCGCATCTGGATCCATCACAGCATCGCCAGGCCGGCCGCGGCCGAGCAGGCGCAGCTGCCGATCGCGGAGCTCGCCGAGCAGACGCGGCTCGAGCCGGCCGTCACGCACGAAACAGCTCGCCGCAAGCCGCGGCGCCGCGAGAGTCGGGGTCCCCAGCAGGCGCGGGTTTCGCATGATGGGGTGATCGAGAGTCGATAGATGCTCAATTACACGCTCATCACACCACCGGCGATCGAGCCGGTGACGCTGGCGCAGGCGCATGCGCAGCTGCGTCTCGATACGGGATTCACGGCCGATGACACATACATCGCCGGGCTGATCTCGGCCGCTCGCGAAGTCGCAGAGAAGTACACGCGGCGCGCATTCTTCAATCAGACGTGGGTGCTCTCGCTCGATGCGTTTCCGGCCTGGAACTTTCGCAACGGCACGGTGAATCCTTCCGAGCGCAAGGGCTGGCCGTTTTACTCGACCTACTGGGATCCGCTCGCGATCCGGCTGCCAAAGCCGCGGTGTGTGCGTGTGATCTCGATCACGTATCTGGATCTCACCAACACAGTGCAGACGCTCTCGCCGTCTTCCTATGCGGTCGACGTCACATCCGAGCCGGCGCGCATCGTGCCGATGCCGGGCACGACGTGGCCGACGACGCAGCTCTATCTGCCGGGCTCGGTGCAGGTCACATTCGAGGCCGCGAGTTTTGTGCAGCAGGTCAACGAGAGTTTCACGGTGCCGGCGTCGCCAGGGCCGTACACGTATACGCTGCTGCAGACGCCGCAGACGGCCGTCGACACGATCGTCGACGGTGACGGCAACGGCAACGTCATCACCGGCTGGTCGGCGAGCAATGGCGTGCTGACGTTTCCGGCCGCGAGTGCAGGCGCCAGCTACACGGCGACGTATTACATCCCGAGGTGCCCACAGAGCATCCAGTCGGCGATTCTGCTGCTCGTCTCTCACTTCTACGAAAATCGGCTGCCGGTGGTCGGCCAGGTGCTGAGCGAAGTGCCGATGTCGACGAAATTCCTGCTCGATTTTCATCTCTTCGAGCAGTTCACGTTTGAAACGGGGTACTGATGGCGGATCAACGGCAACAGCTCGCGCTCAATCCTGGCGATCTGCGGCACTCGATCACGATCCAGGCGCCGGCTGCGGCTGCGAGCTCGTTTGGCGCATCGGTCGCGCCGGCGAGCTGGTCGGCCGTGCGCTCGACGATGGCGGCGATCTACACCGCCGGGGGCCGCGAGACGTCGCAGGCCTCGCAGCTCGTCTCTGAGGTTTCGCACGTCGTCAAGGTGCGCTGGACGACGGATGTGCTCAAGGCCGGTTACCAGGTCGTCTTTGGCTCGCGGATCTTTACCGTGCTTTACATCGAAAACGTGCTCGAGCGCAATCGTGTGCTGCAGCTCTACTGCAAGGAAGTGGACGGGGCGCAATGATCGACCAGGGGATCGTGAGTCTACTTGCGGCCGACACCGGGATCGCCGCGATCCTGGCCACCGGCGGCGCCGGATCCATCTTTCAAACCGAGACGCCAGAGGATCTCGCGCAGTATCCGTGCATCGGGTATCAGCTGGTCGGCGGCAACAGCGATTCGACGCTCTCCACGTCGGGCATGCAAAAGGCGCGGCTGCAAATCGACTGTTGGGCTCTAACGGGCGACGTCGCGAAGAACCTGGCGGCCGCGGTGATCGCCGCGCTCAACTGCTACCAGGGGCAGCTCTCAGACGGCACGCGGCTGCTAGATGCGCAGCTGGTACATCCAGGCGCCGACGTCTTCGGCTCTGGCTCGCGGTACTTCTGCCGCATGCTCGAGTTTTATCTCTTCTTCAACTTCACTTCATAGGGAGAGGATTTGGACTTCCCCCTTAATCTTTGCGTCTCTTCGCTTTTTCTTGGCAGGCGGACCACAGCATTTCGAGAAGCCCAAACGTTAGGTAAATTCCCTTTCCTTGAAGTGCGCTATTCCGTGACCTGATGCGTGACGTGGCCCTGATGGGTAGGCTAAGCTATTGGAAGATTGAATACTTCTTCGCATTCCAATGAGTCGCCATTCCATCCGCCTTGGGTTTTGTTCTGGTCAGGGTTCCTGGCGCGAATTCTCTACCTCACACTGGCACATACCTATCGCGTCCCATCGTATAACGATCACTTTCAGTTCGGATGGGAAATGGGCCGGATCGCCCGCGCGCTCGTCACCGGTCATGGATACGCGGATCCATTTGCAGGCCACACGGGGCCCACTGCTTGGGTTCCCCCACTTTACCCACTTGTATTAGCCGGCGTCTTCAAGACGTTCGGTGTCTATTCGATACTCTCTGGATGGGCGATCCTAGCAATCAATAGTCTTTTTTCAGCAGCAACGTCGCTCTTCGTGTATGAAATCGCAGCGCGCTGCTATGACCGCAAGGTTGCCCTTTGGTCGGGTTGGCTTTGGGCGCTCTACCCAGCTGCCATGCAGTATGCGGTGCGTTGGATTTGGGATTTGTCCATCACGACATTTCTCTTTGCCTGGGTGCTGTTGTTGGCGCTACGTATGCGAGGAATCGGAGAACCGTCGCGAGACAAGACACCAGCGCCGGAGCTGGGACAGTGGCTCTTGTTTGGAGCCTTGTGGGGTTTAATAGGACTCTCGAATTCCACGCTGCTCCTTTTCATGCCAGTCTGCGGCGTCTGGATTTCGGTCGGAGTCTCATCATTCAAGACAGTGCTGAGAGATGCAGGGCTCGCGACTCTTGTATTTTTCATCTGCGTGGCTCCCTGGATTTGGAGGAACTGGATTTCGATGCACGCATTCGTACCGATGCGTTCGAACCTTGGAGTCGAATTGTGGGCCTGGAACCACTCAGGTGCGAATGGAATCGCCCTCGGTGCTCCTATTCAGCCATCTTTGCGCGATCCCAGCTTTGTTCCCTATGCTCAGATGGGCGAAATTGCATATTCAAAGTATCGTGGCGCGATCGCGCAAAACTGGATACGCACGCACCCAATGCAATTTGCCCGTTTGTCGGGTCGTCGATTTTATTTTTATTGGGTGAGTGTGCCACACCCGGTCGACAAACATCCCTTTGTCGAATACGCTAGAGAATTGAATTACTGTATTCCCAGCCTCACTGGAGTGATGGGACTTTTCCTTTCTCTCAAGAAACGTGTGCCCGCAGCAGGGCTTTTTGCATGGGCCTTCTTGTTGCTACCGCTGCCCTATTATTTTGTGAGCGTGGCAGCTCGGTTTCGTCATCCCTTGGAACCTCTCATCACTATCTTTACCGTCTATCTTTTTCGGTCTGCAGCAAGGCGCAAAGATAAACGCGCCTTTGCCGTCCAAGTGAGCTCGCATCATGAGTAGTGGGAACGCTGTCGCACCTTCAAATAGTGGTACTGCTGTCACACCTTCGAGTAGTAGTAGAGTCTCTGTCGCGTCCTCAGTGCCCATCCTGAGTAATATTTCTCGACATCTGAAGAAACATTTCTTCCTTAATGGAATAAACAGGGGCGATGCCGTGCTCGAAATAGGATGCGGAGATGGCTGGGTCGCCCGTCATCTGGCCGCGCGGCAAGTCTCCAATTTTGCAGACATCGATACTGCGCCAGGTGCGAGCATCGTTGGGGACATCCGTGATTGGAAACGGCTGGGATTGAAACCCCAATCATTCGATGTGATCATTGCCTTTGAAGTCCTTGAGCATGTGGACTGTATGGAGGATTGCTTCGCACTCCTTCGGCCAAACGGACGCCTAATGGTTACGTCCCCTTATCCACCAGCCGACAGATTCTTGGAAAAGTTAGAGAAGTGGCACCTGAATCAGCCGCGAACGAGCCCACACGATCATCTGACTTACTTCAAAGAGAACTCACTATTTGCGATCGAGCGTATGTGGCGACCGCTATTTATGTCTCAGTGGTGCGTTTTTCGCCGCAAAATCCAGCGAGATCTTGGCACTTAGACTTGCATGCATAGGCGTGCCTATCTACTGGTCATCCAGCGGATAAAAACCCATCAGAGCGGCGCAAAGACGGCAAAACTTTGCAATCCACCTCACTGACGTAAACTCTGGGCCTAAGAGAATAAACAGGACAAACAGAACTGCAAGGGCGAGACCCATACGGCGTTTTGCAAGTTCAGAGGCGCGGAGATCCATCAACTCTTGCCGAATGTAGTCAAAAATCGCCACATTACGCATTCTATAAGAACGGGCAGGCGTTGGGTCCTGACGGGGTAACGGTCGTATGACCGGCTATTCCCTTAATTTGAGTTTCAAGGTGTAGCAGGATTCTTCCTGCTTATAGCGAAAGCCGCCACTTAGGCGGCTTTTTTACTTGGCAACACAAATCCCGTCTCGCTTCCGAGCGGGCACTTTCCCAAACAACAGGAGCAATATGACTTACTCTGGCAGCCAGGCACAGTCTGGTCGGGGGAGTACGCTCGCCATCGGAGCGACTCTCTCGATCACCGGCACTCTAACCTTGAACAGCGCGTCGGTGACGGCTGTCTCGAGCACGGCGGGCATCGTCGAGGGCATGCCCATCAGCGGCGCCGGCATTCCCGCCGCCACGACGATCGCATCCGTCGGCACAAACACGCTCACACTCTCGGCTGAAGCCACCGCGGCGGGCGCTGGTGAAACGCTCTCGGTCGGGCCGGCGACGATCGGCGAGATCAAGACGTCGAACATCGGCAACGCGCAGTGGGGCACGGCCGACGTTACGAATTTCGAGTCGGGCGCCGATCAGGAATTCATCAACACGATCCGCAACAATGGCGAGGTTTCGGTCGCCGGCAATCGCGTGTCGTCGGATCCAGGGCAGACGCTGGTCGAGGCGGCCTTTTCCTCTGGCGCCATACAGGCGTTTACTCTCACGCTGCCGAAAACGCCATCGCAGACCACCAGCGGCGACTCGTATGCGTTTAACGCGCTGGTCGTCTCGCGCGACATCGACGTCGATGTCACGAAGGAGATCAGCTGGAGCGTCAAGTTGAAAGTTTCCGGGCCGGTCACTCTCACAAAGGGCAGCTAGACGTGCTTTTTCTTCCGTGCTCGGCAGGCGCGGAGGCCTGCGCGGCGGCGATCTGGAGATCTGCCGCGCAG